AAGCATTGAGGATTTTCAAAAAGTAATTACAACCAATTAAACCAAACAACTAAACCCCCAAAACATGAGAAAATTAATTTTAGAACACAACGGCCTTTGCATCATTAACGCAACGCTTGAGCATACTGGCTTTCAAGGAGGCGACGCAGGACACGGAGGATATGTGGCTATGACCTTTCAAGATATGGCGTCAACATCAATGGAATGCTATGTGAACGATGACACATCAAGGGTTGAGCCAGTAAAAAAGATTGAAATCGTTTTCCGAGGCGACGACGAAAGGGATGGCTTGATTAAGATACTTAAGGCCTTCGTCAAAGAATTGGAAGAAAACCCTACCTGTTAGGTCGCAAGTGTGGAATAATTGTGTAGATTTGTTCCATGGCCCGACTGCTCCTGCTCCTCCTCCTCACCGCTTGCACCAACGACCGCCCTTGGAAGGTGATTGAGGTGCGGGCCAAGGGTGATTCCTGCGAGTATGTGCTAAGCCGCTCAAACGGATTCGGGCCTCAAGTCAAGACCCTGACCGATTCGTGTGGTGCGTACAAACTATTTCAAACCTTAAGCCTATGAAACGATTCTTAGTATTTGCAGGTGATGCCTATTATCCTGAAGGAGGGATGAATGATTTTCAGGAGGACTTCGACACCTTGGAAGAGGCAAGAAGTTTTGAATCAAAAATCAAAGAAAAGTTTAAACTTTTATGGAAGGATAACTGGAAGGATTTCAATTGGACCGAGATTTGGGATTCGGAAACACGAACCCACGTTTAATATGCAATCGGATACAATGAATGAGAAATCGGTCAATAAGCACCCTTATCGCATATAATGAATGATTAATCCGTCAGCCTCTGGTCTTACCAAACCTCCCCCAGCGTCAGCCTATAAACTGACCAATCATTCGGAAATTCCGAACAGTTAAATAAACCACTATGTCAAAACACTATTTTTATCCCGGAGCAAGAAAATACAAATTTTTATATTTATTCTATAATAAAGGATATGACGCCTACAAGTTTGGAATTACATCAATGCCAATAGAAGAAAGAATAAAATCTTATTGCAAATATGCACAAAAGTCGTTTTATGGTTTTGATAATAATGGGTTTAAAACATACGAATATCCTTTTAGTGAAAATGATATTACAGTGATTTACTTTAAAGAATTAGAGAATGTCCAAGGCGTTGAGTTAAAGATTAATTCAATGGTAAACGGATTTAGATTAAAACTAAAAGGACAACAATGGCCCTTTAAGGAGCATTTTGTTGGTCAAGAAAAGGCGAATGAAATTCTTAGTTATTTGAGTAACCTGTCATAAATTACCCAAAACCTCGCAAATTGTCCCATATAAACCCCAAACCTATGAAAACAATGACACCAAAAGAAAAAGCATGGCAGTTGTGGAATTACTATGGAACTTTATTCGGAAGATATGATAAGGCAGCAGAAGCCTCTATTAAAGTCGTAGATGAAATGCACAATTTTATGAGAACTGATGATGATGAAAGCGATACTTGCTATTGGGCTAATCACAGAATGTCAAAGTTTTGGGATGATGTTCAAATTGAATTACGTAAGTTGTCATAAATTACCCAAAACCTCGCAAATTGTCCCATATAAACCCCAACCCCATGAAAACCACACCAACCGATTTCCGACGCTGGCAACTCCACATCCGCAAGGAATGCGTCAACTGCAACCGCCCCGACAAATCCGAAACCATCAAGGCTTGGTCCGTCAACTGGACCCTGCTCGGTCGTATCCTCCAAGCCAAAAACGCTTAGTCATGGAATGGATTAAATGCTTGGACCGTATGCCGACACCTTACGAGCCAGTCCTGATATTCACAACCGACATGAATCAAGCCTATGCATGGCTCGGAGATGGACGCTGGTACTACGAGCATCAAACGTGGTTCCTAATCGAAGTCAGCCACTGGATGCCCCTACCACCTAACCCGTTTTAACCATGGACCTAATCTCACGAACCATCCTTGGCTACACGGCAGAGGTTGTCGGAGTCAACCCGGACGACATTACCAGCAACGTCAAGACCCAAGAACTGGTCCTTGCTCGCAGCATCTTCGCAGACATCGCCTACTCGGAATACCTCTACACCTACTGCCAAATCGGGCGTATCATCAAGAGGAACCACGCAACGGTCATGCACAACCTTGAAATCCTTGCGATAAACATGAGAGCAAGACCCGACATTAAATTCCTTCGTACACAAGTTTTGAACAGGACACGGGATTTTTTGCAACATTAGGAAGAGCGCTCTCCATCTTTGCGTGAGTGTACGCAGAATCAATCATCCTCGAACTCTACCGCAGCGGTGAAATCCGCAGGGCTTGCCTCACCATTACGGGGGGCAATCCGCTTTGGAAGGACCTCGAACAAGAGGTCGTCCTGATTCTGCTCGAAAAAGACCCCGACAAAATCACCAAGATGCAGGTGCAGGGATACCTGCGATTCTACATCGTCCGTTTGATTATGAACCTGTACCGGGGCAACAACAACCAATTTGCGAAGAAGTACCGACACCACGACGAGAGGGTCGAGGTTGACCCCGAAACCCAAGAACTAAGCAAGGACTACGACTCCCTGCTTGATGACCTTTGGGCCATCGCACAAAGCGAGATGGATTCGTGGGCGAAGGACGGGGCGTTCCCTTACGACAAGGAACTGCTGAACCTGCTCATGCAGACTGGCAACATGAAGGCCATGAGCCGGGAAACGGGCATCCCTTACCGGAGCATCATCTACTCCATAGAACAGGCCAAGGCCAAAATCAAAACCGCAATCGAAGCAAATGGATATACTGGTCTATCCCATCCTGATTAGTGCTTTAGCGACCCTTGCGGTCGTGGAGTTCCGGGTCCTGCCTTCGTGGTTCTACGCTTTGCCCTTTGCGAAGCGGAAGCCGTTTTCGTGCATGACCTGCTTTAGCTTTTGGCTTGGCTTTGCCCTGACCCTGCCAACGTGCCAATGGTACTTGGCCCCTATCCTCGGCCTTGCCACATCTGCCACCGCAATCCTACTCCGAGAATGGACCTTCAAATGACCAACGACCAGTTCGTAATTGCCCAAAAGCATCGCAAGTATTGGGACCAGTACATCGCATCCCTAACGATGCGACTGCCACCCGATGCCGTTGGTGAACTGCAAGCCATCCTGACCGCTCACGGACGACCGCCCACGAATTGGTGGTGCGCTGACTGCGTAAAATCGGCTCTCCAATACATTTACCTACAAGCGGACTTGTTTGCCGAAGCCAACCAAAACACCATAAACCACTCCCTGAATGCCCCTACCAATTCCGAAGGATAACGAAAGCAAGGAAGGCTTCATCGGTCGTTGTATGTCCAACAACGAAACCAATGCGGAGTTCCCTGATACGGCTCAACGATTGGCCGTTTGTGGCTCAACTTGGGAGAATCACAAGAGGCAGCAGTTCGAGTCTTATTCGGATTACGGCCAAGAGATTCGGTCGAATGCCAAGCGAGGGATAGAACTCAACGAAAGGAACGGAAACAAGTGTGCGACGCAGACGGGCAAGGTCAGGGCGCAGCAACTTGCCAACGGGGAAGCAATTTCCCTTGAAACCATCAAGCGGATGCACTCCTACCTGTCCCGTGCTGAAACCTACTACGACAACGCTGACGATACATCCGACTGTGGTTACATCTCGTACCTACTTTGGGGAGGTAAGTCGGCTCTCTCATGGAGCAGGAACAAACTTCGGGAACTTGGCGAACTCAAAGGCTAAGGATGACGAAGCCCAAGTACAGGCTCGGATGGATTCGCTGATGATGGTCATTACAACCCTCTGCGACTGCATCGGAGCGGTGGACGATTCCAATGCTCCGAACCAGTACGAAGTGAAAATGAAAATCGTAAACAAGATAAGCGACCTAATCGACAAAATCGAATACTAATGGCAGGCCGACCCCCAATTTGGAATACCCCCGAAGAACTATGGGAGGCGTTTGAACGATACCGAGCCGAGAACAAGGCCAACCCTTACCGGGTGCAGGACTATGTCGGCAAGGATGGGAACATGGTTTACCGGGACAAAGAGCGTCCAATTACCTTTCGTGGCTTTGAGGGATACCTCGCAGAGAATGGGGTTTGCCATAATCTATCGCAGTATCGAAATGGAGATAGCGACCATCACAAGGAATTCTTATCAATCATTACACGCATAAGGCTGACCTGCGACAAGGATATGCTGGAGGGTTCAAGTGCCGGGGTTTACTCGGCCAACATTGCCTCTCGTCTGCTTGGCTTGGTTGACAAGCAGGAGAACACGGTCCACATCGAGCAACCCCTATTCCCCGACAATGACTAATGCCGGTAAAAGAGCAGGAGAAGTTCATCCGAACCACGGCCGTAAATAAAGTCCGTGAGTTAAAGCGGTTCGTCAAAGGGGTACAAGGCGGTTCCAGTGCATCCAAGACGTATTCCATCCTTGCCGTTGAGATTGACTACTGCACCAAGAACCCGTACACGGAAACAAGCGTTGTAGCGGAATCCATCCCACATCTGAAACGTGGGGCCATGAGGGACTTCATGAAGATTATGACCGTTACTGGGCGGTTCAATGCTGCCCGATGGAACGCCACCGACTTTCGGTATAAGTTCGCTAACGGGTCATACATCGAATTCTTTTCGGCTGACGATGATTCCAAGTTGAGGGGTGCAAGAAGGGACAGGCTTTACATGAACGAGGCCAACAACCTTTCCTTCCACGCTTACACGGAATTGGCAGCACGGACCAAGCAGTCGGTTATCCTTGACTGGAACCCTGTCAACGAGTTTTGGTTTCACTCCGAACTGATGCAAGACGAGGACGTGGACTTCCTCATTCTAACCTACAAGGACAACGAAGCCTGCCCCAAGAGTGCGAAGGACTTCATCGAGAAAGCAAGGGTCAAGGCTGAAACTTCGGAGTATTGGGCCAACTGGTACAAGGTCTATGGCCTTGGTCAGGTCGGGACGCTTCAGGGTGCGATATACGAGGACTTCGAGGTGGTGGAGGGTATAGATGTCAGCCGTGCGAAATTCGTCGCCCTTGGGCTTGACTGGGGCTTCAGCAACGACCCTACGGCCTTGGTTGCTATCTACCGCCAAGGGGACTGCCTGCTCATTCAGGAACTGCTCTACTCAACGGGCCTCACGAACCAAGACATCGCAGACAAGTTGCGGTCGCTGGGCATCACAAGGGCTTGGGAAATCGTGGCGGACTCTGCCGAACCGAAATCCATTGAAGAAATCTATCGACTTGGATTCAATATAAAGCCAGCAGAAAAGGGTCCCGATTCGGTCAGGAACGGGATAGACATCCTCAAGCGCTTCAAGTTGCAGGTAACCAAGGATAGCACCAACCTCATCAAAGAACTGCGGTCCTACACTTGGGCAACCGACAAAGAGGGCAAGAACACAGGGGTTCCGATTGACTCGTTCAACCACGCCTGCGATGCGATGCGGTATGTGGCACTCAACAAGTTAAGGGTCAGTAATTCAGGAAAGTACGTTGTTGTGTAACTTTGGGGTACTAAACCTCTAAACCATGAACCTAAAGCACATCAAAGACGTAATCCTCGTAAATTTAGGAGATGTCCCTCGAATCGTGGAGTTCCTCTTTATGCTTACACTTGTGCTAACCAGTGCGACTGTCATTACGGCTATTGCCTGCATTATTGGCTACAAGGTGGCTCTTTTCCTTTGTGGGTTACTTGGTATCGCAATATGAACCCCGAACGCATCCTTGACCTGCTAATCGAAATAGGCAAGACGCTTGCAGCCGTTTTCTTCATCATCACCCTTCTAACCCTCCTTTGGACCTTATGAAAGTCGTTCACTATTACCACAT